ATCCATATTATGATGATTATGACGAGGACAAAAAATTTCTTCGCATGCTTTTTAAGCCTGGCTATGCTGTTCAGGCTCGTGAGTTAACTCAGCTTCATCCCAAGCAGCTCAATCATCACCAACCCCAGCGGCACTGCACCTGCATCGCCGGCACTGGGGCAGCTGTGGCAGGACACCAGCCAGACGCCTGACGAGCTGAAGATGTGGGATGGCAGCAACTGGGTGCGCGTTGACCCCAACGGCATCACCCAGGCTGCTGGCGACGTCCGCTATCTGCAGATCGCCACTGCTGCCAGCACCTACCTCGCCCTCAGCGGCGGCACACTCACCGGCAACCTGACGCTGGTTGGTGCGCCAAGCACCACCAACATGGCCGCCACAAAGGGCTATGTGGACACTCAGATCGCGGCAATCCCGGCGGCGTCCGACATGACGCCAGCTGGCACGGTGATCTGGACGGCCCGCACCACCGCGCCTACCGGCTACATCAAAGCCAACGGTGCTGCCATCAGCCGCAGCACCTACGCCACGCTGTTCAGCGCCATCGGCACCACCTACGGCGCAGGCGATGGTAGTACCACCTTCAACCTGCCTGACCTGCGCGGCGAGTTCATCCGTGGCTGGGATGATGGGCGCGGCATAGACAGTAGCCGGGCAATGGGCTCTAGCCAAGCCGCCGCCTTTGCCAGCCACACACACGGCGTTAGTGATCCTGGTCACTCTCACTCATGGGGTGGCATTGGTGGATCTGGCGGCAACAATGCTGCGTTCGGCAGTGGCTACGCGGTTACCTCCAACCAAACCGGCGGCGCTGCTACTGGCATAAGTATCGGCAGTACAGGCGGCACTGAAACCAGGCCGCGAAACATCGCCCTCTTGGGGTGCATCAAAACATAAATCCAAAACCTTTTTGTTCTTCACCACCGCTCCCTGATCAATGGCCAACGTTAAGATCACCGACCTGACCGCTTACACCGATGCTGCTAGCACCGACGTGCTGGCCATCGTTGACGTAAGCAACAACGTCACCAAGAAAATCAGCATCAGCGATCTGCTGAGGGCCACGCCGCTTGGCACCGCTGCACTGCCCGCCATCGCCATCGACGGCGACCCCAACACCGGCATCTATAGCCCCGGCGCCGATCAACTGGCGTTCAGCACAGGTGGAACGGGGCGGCTGTTTATCGACAGCTCCGGCCGCGTGGGGATTGGGGCGAGTTCGCCTAGCGCATTGCTTCATGTGAACCAGACTGGAGTCACGGGCGGCGAATACGGAGTTCGTGTTTCACAACTTTCTGCAACATCAAGTGCACTTAGGTTGACGATTGATTCAACTAATACGCTATCTGGCCTAATACAAGAGTCTACAGTTCCTCTTGTATTTGGCACCAACAACACAGAACGCCTCCGCATCGACAGCTCCGGCCGGCTGCTGGTGGGGACGAGTACGGCGCTTACCGGCAACAATACCACTTATGCGAGAATTCAAGTTGTTGGCAATTCTGCAGCTTCTCCAGCAGGCGGACTAATTGCCATTGGCCGCAATGAAGCCGCTACTTCTATCACTGCAGGGGAAACACTAGGAACATTGGTTTGGGGAGACAGCGGCGCAGGCGAATACGCTTGGGTAACGTGCGAAGCTGACGGAACAGCCGGATCAAGTGACTACCCAGGCCGCCTGGTCTTCAGTACCACCGCCGACGGAGCGAGCAGCCCGACGGAGCGGATGAGGATTGACAGCTCGGGACGCTTGTTAGTTGGCACGTCTTCGAGTGCTAGTGCAGGTGGAGTAACCGCGCAACATGCTTTTTCCCATTCAACATCAAGTCAGTGGGCAGCGCAGGTCGAACATACAACTGCAGCAGGTAATGCGCCGTTTGGTTTGGCTATTAAGTACACCGCTGCGACTCCAAATGGCACTTCTTCTGACTTCCTATTCTGCGAAGACGCAACGGCGGTTCGGGCACGGATTTATTCAAACGGTGGTCTTGGAAACTACAGCGCCAACAATGTCAACCTTTCTGACCGCAACGCCAAGAAAGACATCGCTCCTGCCGCGGGCACTTGGGACTGTCTAAAAGAATGGGAGATCGTCCATTTCCGCTACAAAGACCAGCCCGAAGACACTGACCTGAGCATGGGTGTCATTGCCCAGCAGGTGGCTGAAAGCTGCCCAGAAGTGATTACCGTTTTCCAAGAAGCCAAGGAGGCAACTGAAACCGATCCAGCTCAAGAGGAACGCATCGGCGTCAAGGAACAACAGATGATGTGGATGGCCATCAAGGCTCTCCAGGAAGCACAGCTTCGCATCGAAACCCTTGAGGCCAAGGTTGCAGCCCTCGAAGGCGCGTAAGCCTACCCCACACCACTCACCGTCATGACAACCACCAACACCTGGCGTATCACCAGCCTTGAGCGCGAAACCGCCGACGGTTACGTCTACACCGCCCACTACACCGTGGACGCCAAGGACGACGCCTACAGCGCTGGCGCCTACGGCTCCATCGGCCTGGAGCGCCCCGAGGATGCCCCCATCCCTTACGCCGACCTCACTGAAGACGTGGTGGTCAGCTGGGTGCTGCAGAAACTAGGCGACGAGAAGGTGCTCAAAATCCACGCTGCCCTACAGGCACAACTGGACGAGCAACGTCAACCCAGCCGCGCCACCGGCCTGCCCTGGAGCGCCAGCTGATGGCCGTAAGAGCTAAAACCGGCACCGCTCGCGTCGAGCACCAGCCCGGCAAGCCGAAGACCACCCGCCAAGGCCAAGGCCAGCACAGCAAACCTAGCCACGGCCGCAAGAAGCTTCGGGGCCAAGGCCGCTAAGCTGGGCTTATGGCTATCGCACCCGGCACATACAACATTTGCCTGCAGCGCCGGGCGGACTACAGCGTGACGCTGCAGTTCAAAGACAGCACCGATGCGGCCATCAACCTCACCGGCTGGACCGTCGAGGCCCAGGTGTGGAACGAAGGCCGCACCACCAAATACGCCGACTTCACCGTCACCTATACCAACCGCCTCACCGGCACGATCGCCATCGCGCTGACCGACACCGATACCGCAACCTTCCCTAATGAAGCCTTCTACGACGTACTGCTCACAAACCCTAGTGGCCTGAAGGAGTATTACCTCGAAGGCGTTGTGTACGTCAGCGAGGGGTACACCGGATGACCAGCGTCAATGTCACCTCCGTCACCAATACGGTCACGGTCACCGAGGGCGATACTACTGTCGTCACGATCACGACCGCCGGCCCTCAAGGTCCAAAAGGCGATACAGGTGACCCCGGTCCAGCGGGCTCTGGCACAGACCTCGGCTACACCGCCGCCACTCGCCTGCTCACCAGCAGCAGCGGTGCAGACGTAACCCTCCCGCTTGCCACTACAACCGATGCTGGCCTGCAAAGTGCTGCAGATAAAACTCGCATCGACGAACTGGGGATCGACGACAGTCCCACCTTTGCAGGCGCCACATTCACTGGCACTGTCACTGCGCCGCACATTCATGGCAGCATCGCTGGATCCCTTTATCTCCACGTAAAAAACACAAGCGGCGCTGCACTAAGCAAAGGCACTCCTGTTCGCGTAACTGGTGCCGTAGGGGATACAACCACACTTGAAGTAGCAGCGGCTGATAGTGCAAGTATTGCCACCCTACCAGCCGTTGCAATTCTTGACGCCGATCTAAATAACAACGGCCAAGGTCATGCCGTTCTTGCTGGCGAGATTGTCAACCTCAATACAGCCGCCTATACGTTGGGGCAAAGCCTTTACGTCGCCAGCGGAGGCGGTCTCACTGGCACAAGGCCAACAGTCAATGCACAGGCTGTAGCGATCGTCGGCCGTGTTCACGCATCCACTGGAACAATCGCAGTTACGATCGACGCCGTAATTCCAGAGCAAACAACTCCTAAGGCGATTACCATTGAACTTCCGCGCGTAGATGATGAGTTCACGCTGTTCTACACGCAGCAATCCACAACGCTTTCTCAGGTGCTCGGCGTTGTGCGCGGCACCGGTGCAAGCGTCACCTTTGAGCTGCGCTATGCCGCCGACCGCTCAGCCGCCGGAACACTGGCGACTGTGCCTGAGGCGATCACAAACACCACCACCGGCGAACAGGTGACGATCCAGAACATGCCGATTCCAGCAGATCGGTATGTCTGGATCAAGGTGACAGCCGTGAGCGGTACCGTAAGCGAGCTCAACGTCTCGGTCGAGATTTAGACTGACCACACAACAGGAGCTCAATTCCCATGGCCGTTTTCAACAAGCTCAACGGATTCGTTGAGCACCTCGCAGAAGGTGTCCATAATCTCGGCAGCAACCAGCTGGTGATTGCACTGAGCGGTTACCTGCGCCGCCGCATAATCATCTTCTAACCCTCCACTGCCTACGCTGTGATCATTGCGCGCGTCCCATGATCGAGCTGATTGCCGTTTCTATCTCTGTAGCAGCCATGGGCGCTATGGGTTTTAGTCGTCGAAGCGACGAAACAAGAGATGCGGTAATAAAGCTAACAACAGCAGTAGAGCACATCGCAGCTCAATTAGAAGTGCTGCACATTGACATCAAAGAGGACCGCCGCGAAACATTTGGACGCATCTCAAGTGTTGAGCAGCGCGTTTCTAAGCTGGAGGCACGTCCCCCCTGCTGACGCATGGATCGCATTTCTGATTACATTGCACTTGCAGTAGCACTGCATAGCGTAGCGCTTATTATCGTCAATCTCACTCCCACACCTAAAGACAACGAGGCCTTGGATACCTACAGCCGAATTGCCGTAAAGGCCTATCGCGCTATTGAGATTCTTGCAGGTGTTGTTTCGCCACTGGTCAAGCGTTGAATCATGGCAAACGAAGCTCCGATCACCCTTGAACAGCTGTTTCGCTACTGGCGCGATCTACCGCATCAACGCGCTGCCATCCCACTGCTTGAGGCTGATCTCAAGGCCAACGGCTATGCCACGGCCATGCGCCGCGACCGTGATTGGTTCAAGGTGTGGGGCGCTGCCGGTAAGCAGTCCGATCTATCGTCTGCTCTATCCCTGATCAAAGAGTTCGAGGGGTGTGCGCTCACCTCTTATCCCGATCCACTTAGCGGCGGAGCACCTTGGACCATCGGTTTTGGTAGCACGCGGTATCCAGATGGCCGGCCTGTGCAGCAGGGCGACAAGATCACAGCCATTGAAGCTGATCTGATGCTTCGCCAGGAAGTGGATCGCATCGGCGGCAAACTCTGCTCTGTTGTGCCGTACTGGAGCTCTATGAACGACGCTCAGCGCTCCGCCCTCATCAGTTTTGCCTTCAATCTCGGTGATGCCTTCTACGGCTCTGCGGGTTTTGAAACCATCAGTCAGCGCTTGCGCGAAAAGGATTGGGCCAAGGTGCCTGATGCCTTGCTGCTCTACCGCAATCCCGGCAGCAACGTCGAAGCAGGACTCAAGCGCCGCCGCGAGGCAGAAGGTCGCCTCTGGCTGCGTGGCCTCGGCCTACCTGAGCCACAGCAATCACGCCCCAAAACCAACCCATTAAGCGTTCCCTATTACAGCCAGCGCGACAGCAGCACACAGCACGCCTTGCGCATGTGCTTTTCCAGCAGCTGCGCAATGCTGCTTGAAACGCTAAGGCCAGGCACACTCAAGGGCCCCAACGGCGACGATGCTTACCTCAACCGCGTGCTGCAGTACGGCGATACCACCGACAGCGCATCTCAAATCAGCGCATTGCAGTCATTCGGCGTAAAGGCCGGGATGACGCATACAGCTAATTGGAGCACCATTACCCAGCAAATCGATCGCGGTATCCCGGTGCCAATCGGCATCCTGCACAAGGGACCTGTAACAGCACCAGTCGGCGGCGGCCACTGGATCTGCGTAATCGGCTACACCGACGACGAAGCCGTGATTGTGCACGACCCATTCGGTGATCTAGACCTAGTAAGCGGCAACTACAGTAGCAATGCAGGCGCCAAACTGCGCTACTCAAAACGCAACCTAGGCCCTCGATGGATGGTGGAGGGCGCCAACACAGGTTGGGCAATTCTCGCCACTGCACCGTGAGCCATGGAACCAACGCTGGAGCAACGCCTTTCACATGAGCAGCACCACCGTTGGTTACATGAAATGCACCGCCGTGGAGACTATGAAGGCCTCCTAAAAGCAGCGGTGCTTCTCAACACCCTCTACCACCAAGAAAAAGTCAAGGTGCGTTGGGCGATCAACGAGGCAGCGGCTAATCTCGGCCGCGCGGTTAATCTGCCAAGCACCTAGCCTTTGCTAGCCGTTGTATTAGCATCCTTGTTATACCTACCAGTCACGGCATAGCTGCGACTGGGTGCGCTGCTCATTTGGTGGAACACCATCTGGCCGATCTTCATGCCTGGCCATAGGCCGATCGGGTGCAGCTGGCGGCTGTTGTGCAACTCGAGTGTCATCACCGACCCGTTGAAGCCTGGGTCCGCGTATCCGGCCATCAGGTGCTCCAACCCCTCCCTGGCGCGGCTTGACTTCAGCATGAACTGAGCGGCGATGTCATCCGGCAGGTTGAATACCTCGACGGTTTGCGCCAGTGCAAACTGCCCCGGCCGCAGCAGATAGGGCGTCGTCGCGTCGTGCTGATGCAATGGGTACGGCACCAGCTCAGGCGATTCTGCCGATTCAATCAGCAGCGTGCCGCCAAGCCGCACATCAAGACTGGCTGGGTTGATCAATGTTTCATCAAAGCCCTCAACCATACCGCCTTCGCACCGCGCCTTGATCTGCCAGTCGCACAAAATTGCCACTACTTAGCCTCCGCAACAAGGCCGGTATAAAGCGAGTGCATCGGATGCTCGGGATTATGCCTGTTATCCTCGGCATAAAGCCGGTCAAGCTCATCCTGCCTAGCTTGTTGCTCGATTGGATTGCAATCTGGATTCATTGCCATGTGTTTGCGCAGTTGATTGAGCTTAGGTTCAACAAGGTGCCAGCTACTCACCGTCCCACACCGATTACCCAGGCACACCCGAACGCAGCCGTCACTTAAAATCTCAGTGTTCAATTGCATTGTCAGGCGAGTCGTCCGCTGATCAGGCAGCGGTGAGGGGGTGCAGGTGCGTGAGCCGGCCCCTACCTGATCACAGTAAGCCAGACGGTTGCGGCCAGCATCCCCAGCAGCCAGGTGAGGCCAAAGATCGCGACGGGCGGTAAGCGGGTCATGCACCCTCCAGCTCGGCGGCGATGGCGTGCAGCGCGTCGCGGGTCCAGTTGATGCCGATGCTGTGCGCTGTATCGGGTTCTATTCGCCCTTCCCACTGGGCAGCCAATACCTGATCCGCAGCAGCGCGCAGGGCGGCGGCGGCAATCACATGGGCGTCGTTGGGGGCTTCCTGTTCGGCAGACCAATAGGCAGAGAACGCAGCATCCAGCACCGCCTGCGCTTGTGATGACAACTCAGCCATTGGAGCCCTCCAGCTCGGCGGCGATGGCAAGGAGTTCGGCGCGGATGGCTGCCGCGTGAACATCACAGCAAGAGTCATAGGGAAGGCGTGGCAGCGGCACCACCTGATCCGCAGCAGCTCGCAGGGCGGCGGCAAGATTGTTGATGCTGAGGTGCGACGAGCGGTAAGCATCCAGCACCGCCTGAGCTTGTGGTGAAAGGCTAGTCATTTTAAGGTCTCCAGTAGTTTTCTAGTTTGTGAGCAATGGCCGCGTAGTGAGCTTGTTCTGCAGTCTCATACGTTCCACAAAATATCGTCCTGTCTTCCCCTGGGTAACGGTAGTTAGCCCTGTAAGTATTCTCCTTTGTCAATCGCGCGTGTTTCCAGCCAGACGTTGCCCTGCTTGCGGTATTGCGGTGGTTTTGGCCTGGGGTTAACCATCGCAGATTCTCTAGGCGATTATCGAGCCTGTTTCGATTTATGTGATCTGCCACTTGTCCTGTACATGGGTTGATGTTGTGAAGGATCAAGATAATTCTGTGGCACTGATACCAGTGGCCCATAAGCCTAACCCTGTAATACTTGGAGAAGTAGCCGCAGAAATCTCCGGCTTTTTTGCGTCCATTAGGTGAGCGCTTTTTCCACTTAAGACAAGACGGGCTGTTGGTGTCGTACTCAAACCACTCAGCCAAGAACTCGCGGCTTTCGTTTTTCTGCGCGGCGGGGGAGAGAGGTTCAGTCATTGAGATCCAAGGCAGATGATCTGAGCGGGACGATTGTCATAAAGCTTTTGGCAGGCGTGCCATTTTTGAGGCAACCACCAGCACGCTGCAGCAGTCATGACCAGCAGCACTAAAGCGATTGCTCCAAGCGTGGTGTACTCATCAAGGCTTTTCATCGCTCGACCTCCCTCAGCTCTGGCTGGACCAGGCGCTCTAGGAGATCAGCGATGCGATGGAAACGTTTGAAAGTCGCAGTAGCGGCCTTCTGCAAGGAGTAGTCAGCATTAGTTCTCAACCACGCCACCAGCTCAGCCACCTCCCCATCAACGGGCGCCTCGGGCGGGGGCAGTTGGGTGTTCTGCTTGAGATACTCCACCATCAAGCGATGGGCCTCACCGGCGTCAGCAATGAACTGGCCCTGGTAGTGGAAACCTTCGTCGTCGATACGAATGATTTCTTTACCAAACTCAGGGCGAGATTCGCGAAGCGTGATACTGCTAGCGGGTTGGTCAGTCATCGAGTTGCTCCAGTGCGCGGCGGATGGTGTCAACAGATTCGTTGGTGAGGATTGTTTCACCAGTCGTGTACCGCATCAGCGCAGTTAGCGCCTGCTCCTTCAAGGTCGGCGGCTTGGGGCGTCTGGTGGCGCGGAGGAATTCAATGGTCATGTGGTAATCAGTATTTTTCTTTAGCCACTCACAGCACGCCTCCAGCTCCTGGTCGGCGCCCCATTGGGCGGCACGATCGGCGATGTGTAATTCGTAAAGCCAATCACGTTCGTCGTAGTATGTTTCAGAAGCCCATTGCTCTACTAATTCACGAGGCGGGGCAATGCAATGGTGGTCAGTCATCATTCAGATCCTCCGATTTGTAAGGCGGCCTGAGCTGGCCGAATTCATCGGTAAAGCCGGCTTCGCGCAGAAATTGGCGAGCAGCGTCCTTATCGCCGCCCAAAGCGCGATCGAGCAGGGTTGGAGCAGTGAGTTCGGCGGCAAGCTCTTCAATGGTGTCAACAGTGACTCCGTGCCAGTACTCGTCACCGTCGCCATAGTTATCCCAGGTTACGGCTAAATGCAGTAGCACATTGGCGATACCGTGGCGGATACTCTGGCCTTCCTCGAACTCGTCGATCAGACATTTGGCACGGGAGGTGAGGTGGTCAGTCATCGAGTTGCTCCAGAGCGCGGCGGATGGTTTCGGCGTTGGTGCCACCTTTCGTGGGGCCCAGTAGTGCCTCAAGGGCTAAGAAGGCTTCCTCCTTCAAGCTTGGCGGCTTGGGGCGGCGGGCGGCGCGAAGTTGCTTAATAAGGTGCAGCCCAGAGAAAAGATGGCGTTTCATCCACTCACAGCACGCCTCCAACTCCATGTCGGCGCCCCATTGGGCGGCACAGGTGGCGATGTGGCATTCGTAGGCATTGTTGACGGCAGCATCTGCGGGGCCACTCTTTCGCCACTGCTGCACCAGCTCCGACGGTGGGGTGATGTCAGTCATTCTTCAACCTCGTAACGCTTGCCGATGACAGCAGCCCAGGCCATCAGGTCACTGGCTCGCACCAGCTGCACTCCATCTTCAGGGCCATCGGCAACGCGCCAGTGGCATGAGGCGGTATCCCTGAGAGCGCACTCAATGGCAGCCTTGGCGCCCCATGTTGCAGCCTTGGCGGCGATGTAGAGGGCGCTGTCGCAATGGGCGGCACCGTTGGTGTCCCATTCGGCTTCCCACTGGCGGATGATTTCGGCGGGTGGGGAAATAAGGCGTTGGTTAGTCATTCTCGTAAAACCTCCAGTTGATGATCTGCGCGACAGCACTAAACAGCCCAGCCCACACGCCAAACGGATCGCGCAGGACTGGATTAGGAATGAAGTGGACCTCTCCCCAGCGAGGAAAATCCGGGTGGATACCGCTGTTATTCCAGAAGATGCGCCCGATGTAGCCGCCTGTGCTGGTGATTGCCATGAACGCAGGGCGATGAGTCATCGCTCGGCCTCCCGCTCCAGCATGGTTGCCGCAATCAGGTCGCCATCCTGTTGCTCACGCATCCACGCCGCCACTTCGCGAATCGCGGCGCGGGCTTCAATCGTGGCGAAGCACGACCCGGCTTCACTGTTGATGGCGTCAGCCACCCGCTCCAACAGCGAACTTCTAACTTGGCAGGAATTAGGAGTTGGCTTGGAGTTGGGTGCAAGCAGATCCCTGACATGCTGCGTCTGCTCAGGCGTCAACTGCAGCGGCTTGCTAATTTCATAGACCTTTGATGCTTGGCGCTTGGCAGCTTCCAGCGACTCAACGCGGGTAAACAAGGCCACGATGTTGGAACTGGTCTCGACGATGTGCTTGTGAGTGGCATCCTCAAGCTGCTTAACCCTGGCGCGAAGTTCAAGAATGCAGGGCGCCCATGGCTGGTTGTCATGGCTGCACTTTTCCAGCTCGTGCCACTGCTCAGGTGTTGCTTCGTAGTGAGTCATCGCTAAGGCTCCACAGGAACAATACCATTTGCTTCTTCAAAAGCAAGCACATCATGCAACGGATACAACACCTTAGGTGAAGCTACAGGCCTACCCAGACGCGGAATTTCCGCAAACTTAGGCCCTGTACCTCTATACCGATGCCCACGAATAGTCGAGGGCTTTACCCCCCACCTACGCGCCAGCTGCTCTGTAGTAAGTGCTGCTTCGTTCATCGCTGCCTCAGCTGTTGGTGTTGAAGCGTATCAGGACCATAAATCCTGTTTAGATCAGGCCACGTTTCAAAAATCTTGGCACGGTTGACCGGATCAGCCAGCAAGCCGGCTTCTGCCAACCTGCGGTAAAACCCACCTCCATGCGCAAGCGCCGTCTGCAGTGTCCAAAAGTCTGCTGACCTATCTATCTCCATAAAATGTGGTGGTAAGTGAACAGGTGGTAAGGCGGCGGGGTAAGCCCCTCACCAGCCCGCTAAGCCTAAACCCTATTAGCACCGTGGCGTAGTGCGTATTAGTGTTTCGTAACAAAGCTCCTTAGCTCGGCAATAGGAGGTGTCAGAAACTTGCACGCCATGGCATCCGAACTGGACGCACGCCTCACTGCTTACCGCGCCGAGCAGGCCTTCGACCGCTGGCTGGCGCACCATGCTCCACTGCTCAGCCGTGAAGTGGAAAGCGAGGAGACCGCAGCGATGCTGGCCAATTTGCTGCGCATCGCCGACGCCTTGAAGATCCAACTCCATGCGCTGCAAGAGCAACTAACGCAAGAGGTATGGGCAGACCGCCTGCAGAGCGACGAATCCTAAGGACTGAGCCGCAGGTGTAGAGGTTTTGTCGCATTGGATGGCCCAGATGTGCTGCAGCAGCAGGGATCTGGGCTCTATCGCACACATCATAAGCCCAACTCTTCGGAACGCCGCCGCTTAGCCCTAGCTGCTCAACCAGTACGCCGCACAATCCTGGGCATGTTTTCCCCCAGTCCGCTTTCCCTCAGGAAACCCCAAACCGCACACTCCACTCACAAACTCCCAGTGGATGCACTGCTGGCACCTCGCCTTCCCTGTCGTCGCCACGAAAGCATCCGCATATAGCTGCTCAGCTTCCATAAGCGCTACTTCCAGATTATCACCACGCAACTCAAACTCCATTAAGCCTTGCGCAGTCTTTAAGCGCAATAACCACCCCTCATCAAGGGGTATAAGCACCATTTTACCTGAGTGGTATCGAAGCGACGGCATTGGCTAAGTCTTCGAGCGTTCCATCATTAATAATGTACTGCGCAAAACCGTCCCAGCCATCTAAGCCGCCTTCAGATGCGTGAGTGCTTGTATTGCGAACACCAGGACGAAACACCTTCCACATCTTACCACCGCATTTCTGTATAAATGCAGCCTCGTTCTCAAACCTCACATCATCCACAACTACGTTCTCAAACTTACGCATCCGCACCTCCCAAACCCTCAACCACATATCAGGCGCAACACACGTCCTCCCCCACTCCGTTCCCAGGGTCTGCAACAGATGCCGAGAACTCACCCCCAGTACATCCAACACCTCCTCCTTATCCGAGTACAGCAACCGACTCACCTCTGCAGGCGCATAACCCAACTCAACAAGCAGCGGATACGCCATAAGCTTTAGCGGTTCAGCAAAAGGTACACGAACAAACCCTCTCCGCTCTAGGCCGTGGCTGACCGCAGTCTTACCACTTTGAGCAGCAGGTGAATAGAGACCGATGAGCATCGACTTAATAGGCGAGCGGTTTACTGGGCAGATAGGCTACACCTAAATGAGTAGCCCTGCCTGTAGTTTCATCCGCATTTTAAGATGTGCAGCCTGAATACGCTGCCTAATTCGCTCCCTGGATACTCCAAACATTTTAGCTATATCAGACATAGACTTAGGCGCACCGCCTCCAATACCATACCGCATTTTAATTAGATCCATATCACTATCACTAAGACAACCCATTGCAATATCAAACATCTTAGCTTTTTCGTCCCTTTCTATACGCTCTTGCTGCTCATCTGCACTAACAGTATCTGCAATAAGCTCTAGCATACTTCCCCCATTTTCAACCACTTGCTCATCTAAACTACGGTGCCACGAGTTCCTAGATAGCAAAATCTCCATCTGCTTCACGTCTATCTCCGCTACATCCGCCATCTGCTGAGTGCTAGGCGCTTTACCATGTGCCTGCATATATTCTTTCTGAAAACGCACAGCCTTATACACATTATCCAGACAATGCTGCGGCACCCTAATTAGACGCTCCTTAGTGTCTATACCCCGTGTAATTGCTTGCCTTACCCACCAATAAGCATAAGTGGAAAACTTGTACCCCTTAGTGCCATCAAACAGCTCTACAGCCCTGTGTAGTCCCAGTGCCCCTTCCTGTATAAGATCCATAAACTCCAAACCACTACCATTCAGTCTATGCACATACTTCTTAGCAATGTGCACAACAAGCCGTAAGTTGCTATTCATCAGCGTTCGCTTAGCCCTATCAGCACGCTTAATAATGCGCCGCTCAGCAGCAGTAAGTTCCGTCTTACTTAGCAACTCTGCAGCTGCCTGAATCTGGCGAGACAGTTGGATTTCCTGCTCCGTAGACAGCAGAGGGTAGCGTGAAATTTCATTGAGGTAGGCTTTGACAGAATCAGACATTGGTACGCAGAAACTTAGATAACTGTTTTTGTGGCAAAGTTGGGATCGGACTCATCCAACCCATGAGCTAAAGGATCAAATGACCCCTCTACGTTTGCATCGCCGATAGGCTCAATAACTCTGGCTGTGCGCTTAGCATCCATGTCAGCGAGACTTTGAAGCCACGACTCTAAGCTTTCACGCATAGGAAGCCCCTTAGCGATCTTTAAGAATCTTCGCATTTCTGCAGGCTCGCGTACATAAACACTAGCGCCAGAACTATACACAATAAAATACCTGCCATTCCAATCCTTACCAGTTTCAATAAACTGGTGAGCGCTCAGCCGTAGAACATCCCTCTTCATACCAGGCCCTCTACTTCAAACCACCGCTTACCCCAAATAGCAGCCATGTGCGCCAGCTGCTGTTCTGCACCGGCAAGCGAGGCCTCCCCTCCCCCATTAGCAAGATCTGACCACTCAGCTACAAGCTCAGCGGACGGAGGTGGAGGAGTAAGGGAGAGCAGGAATGCACCCCAAGTCGTGGCCATCGACACTACAGCTGCACCCGGCGCATAGTCATAATGCTGCGCCCACCAGCTACTAAAAGCCGCAGCTAATTTGCTGCGCGTAACCTTTTCTTCGTTGTCCATAAACTGTAAAGAGGCGTAAAGGGAGAAAAAGACCGCCTTGCCCAGCCTACGGAATGAACCACATCCGTTGGCCCGTAGAGGCGATCCACTTTTTATACTCCTCCCTCGCCTCATCAACGATTTCGCGCTCGATACTCTGTAGCTCTTCTTCACCAAACTCCTCAATAAGCATCTTGCGGTAGCGCTCCTTATAGATGCGTTCATACTCCACGCGCTGGTTCAGGGTGCTACCGCCCTGTAACCGGCTGTTCGCCTCTGCTGCAAACTTGAGAGCAATCCGCTTTTTAGTGTTTACCTTATGCAACCAATTAGCATCAAGCGGTATGCCACTTACCTGCTCCTTTGCCTTGGCATTCGTAACCACCCTGTTTAGGGCAATAACAATGTCACGCAATTCGTCGTGAAAAGACTGCAACTGCTCATGGTCAAGTTGATCCAGCTTGTCAAACTCAACCTCAGCCGAAAGGGCATTGCTAAAAAATGTAATCACTAGTGGATGTGTTGTTAGTTGGTGAACAGTGTATAACAGCTGCGCCCGTATGCAGTACGAGCGCAGCCCGCTTAGCGCAGCCCGCTTAGCTCAGTCCTCAGCTTTCGCAGCCTTCGGCTTACGACCGCGCTTGGGCTCAGACGAATCCGGCTTAGGTCCCGCGATCAGGTAACAGCCTGTGCCGTCAGCCTTCTTACGGACAGAAAACTTCATGTCGCTGGACCGAGCGGTCATCGTACCGGCCACCTGGCTGATGGTCGTAGGACGATACCCCGCTTCAGGATCGTGTGAATCGTAAGCCACTTCGATTGCTTCGCCGATTTGAAGCTCAGCAAGCGCATTGCGCAGAGGAGTGGTCTTGGAGCTACGGGATGCGCGTGCAGGCAGTTCCGCAGCCGAAAGGACAGAAAAGCTCATAAACAGTGCGTAGAACGCATTGAAAGCACCAGCTTACGCACACCTAAGCCCGATGTCAAGAGCCTGCCTTTCCCCGCATCAGATCTACCAACGCATAGCAGGATCCACAAACTTACGCCACGCATTGCTTTGCGCTCTGCGTGCCCCACTCCTCTGCTTAGCACAGCCCTTGCGCACCATCCGCGCAAACTCCAAGAACTCCGCAGCCCTCTGCAGATCAGCCACAGAAGCCTGCCGCATCTCATCCTGCAGCCACGCAACCATAATTTCGCGCCCCGTTCGCACCAAGCTGCGTGGCAGGTGTAGGCACAGACTAAGCGGCGCCGCCACACGCCGCCTAGCCCACCACCCCTTCGCTACTTAGCGTCTGCCCAGGTCTTACCGTATGCACCCTCAGCCAAGGCCGGAATATCACCAAGCCACTTAGCTTCCGCCTCTTCCATACACCTCTGCAATATAAGCTGCCATTCTTCCTCAAACCCTTCCCTAATTAGCAAAATTACTTCGTCATGGACAACAGCAGCCAAGCGTGCAACGTCCTCCCCAACTGCCTGCAAGTAGCCCCATAGACGAGCCAGGGCTACTTTCAATACAGCTGCTCCTGCACCTTGCACAGGTGTATTGCACCGCGTAGTCAACCTGTTCAGATCACCCGGCAGATACCTCCTCATCCCGCTAACAGGAATCCTCACCTGCGCCCACCGATCCCCTTGCGTATCATTAGCCTCCTGCGCATTGCGCATCTGCCACCTAGTAATACCTTGGTAAGTCTCCCTGAACGTATTGCGAATCTGCTCAGCCTCCTCAATATCCATAGTAATCCCCATCGCACCAGCATAATTGCGCAACCCCTTAGCTCCCGATCCAAACAACAAACCAAAATTGGCACTCTTGGCCACCTGCCTACGCTGCTTCATCTCAGCAGCATCCTCAACCGGCTCCCCATAAATAGCAGCAGCCGTAATGGTATGCAGATCCTCTCCATCCTGAAACGCTTTAATCATCCGTTGATCCTTACTGACCGCAGCAGCTAAGCGAAGTTCCATCTGACCGAAGTCACAAACCACGAAGCTCCACCCTTCTGGCGCCTCAGCTGCAGCCCTAAACCCCTTGTCACGGGGCACTTGTTGAAGGTTTGGAACCCTGCAGCTCATACGACCTGTATCTGCACCCAATTGCATATATCCAGAACGAATAAACCCATCCTCTTCCTGGTGCTCCAACAGAGCACACACCATCTGCCTCCGCTTCTCTGCCTTCTTCCAAGCCAGGTACAGCTGAATCACCGCATGGTCCGCTGCATAAGTGCGCAGGGCAGCTGTACTAGCACTCGGCTTACCTGTTTTTTCCTCAACCGGCGCCGTACCCAACAATACAGTAAATTTCTTCACAAGCTGAGACGGTGAGTTGAGGTTGAACCCCGCTGGGCGCTTCGTGCCAAGCCGTACAGAACCCTCCGCCTTAGCACGGAGGTTGAAGCTGCCATCCTCATCCCTCGGCAACTTATCCTCCTCAGGCATCGCTGCATCAAGCTGTTCCACAAACTTGACACCCAATTCAGCAATTTGCTGCTCGTAGTCAATCTGCAATGCAACCAATTTCTCACGGTTGAAGGGGAGGCCGGTGCGCTGCATGTGCGCAATAGGCGCCAGCGCATCACACTCAATACGATAAGCAGTAAGGAGTTCGCCCTTCTTAAGCCTCTCCATAAGCAGAGGGTAAAGCTGCATAAGCACCTCCACATCCTTAGCGGCATAGGCGATCTGCTCGGCACTTAATACAGCTGCACCCCAATTTGACGCTTGCTGCTCCTTGCTTACAGCAATTTTCAGATACCGCTCTGCCACGGGAGCCAGGCCATGCCTAAGCCCCACCTCTCCATTGCTGCACAGCCTCGACGCAAGCATGGTGCAATGCACCTTGCCCTTCAGCTCAATGTCATAGACCTGCAGCCATCCCAAATCAAACGTCGCGTTGTGCGCAACCCAGGTACGCGGCCTAGCCCCGCACCACTTACGCAGCACACCAAGCCCCTCCTCATCCAGCTCCCACAAATCCAACACAACCACAGGACACCGCTCTGCAGTCATCTGCAAGAGCCGTAAGCCACCACTTACAGGCCGCAGTCCCGTCGTCTCGGTGTCAAACGCAATAATCTCCGCGTCATCCAAACACGAAAGATTCTCCAAACCAAACAAAAGGCTCATAAGTTGAGGCGCGAAAAACTTACGTAGAACGTAGCAACTTAGCCACCAAGCACTTAGCCACCAAGCACTTAGCCACCAAGCACTTAGCCACCAAGCACTTAGCCACCAAGCACTT